TGTACTAAATGTCATAAGGTTCTTAATGCGCCAGCCCTTAAAGAAGACTTTGCGCATTGGTTTGGACTAATTTTGACAAGACTCGAATTTATAGAAAAGAAACTAACATGACCCACGATGAATTGCTTGCAAAGATAGATAGATATGCCAAAGGCACTTCTATGCTTGATGGCAAAGCATGGGCAGCGGTACGCGCTGCAGTGGAATTGCATAAGCCTGTAGAAATGATGAGAGGCGTGGGTAAAGAAAACTACTCAAAAAAACTATTTTGTAGTTTTGATTCTGATGACCAACGCTATCCCTGCCCTACCATCCAAGCCATTGAAAAGGAATTGATATGACACACGAAGAACTATTAAAAAAGATTAATGCACAAGAAGAATACTGGACCAACCTCGTACACTTTACTAACCCTGAGTTTTACGAGAATACAGTAGACCAGCGCAACGCATGGCAAGCCTTGAAGGCTATTGTCCAACTGCACGAACCAGAAGATGAATCTCCTAAGTGTCGCGTATGCCAACAAGGTGGCTGTCCAACAGTAGAAGCAATAGACAAGGCATTATCATGAGCGACTTACCTAGAGTCTTAATTCACATCCTCGCCAAAGACAAGGCAGACATCCTGCCTTACTGGCTTGAACAGAACCTAGATAACCTGGACTATCCACGCGATAAGGTCTATCTATACTTCAGAACCAATAACAACAACGACGACACAGCCAAGATCTTGCACCAATGGATAGATGACCAGCCTGTACGCGCTGCTAATGGCTATGAATCAGATGAGCGTATGTATGAATGGGCTAACATCATTATTGAAGATGGCGACATTGATGTACCTGTACAGAACTTTGGCGTGCATGAGTGGAATCCAACGCGCTTTAAGGCGCTTGCGGGACTACGCCAAGAAGGTATAGATGAGGCTATCTTCTGGGAAACAGACTTTTACTACACCTGTGATGTGGATAATTTCGTCATTGGTTCTACCTTAAAGCAACTAGTGGGCTATAACTTGCCCGTAGTAGCCCCTCTCATCCGCTATGCGGTAGGAAAAGAGGACCATGCACCTTACGCCAACTATCACAACATAGCCACGCCTAATGGCTATTACCAGGACAATCCTGCCTACTACGAAATACTCAATGGCCGTGTACGCGGACTGATCAAGTGTGACGTGGTTCACTGCACCTATCTCATTCGCAAGGATGTGCTATCAAAGGTTACTTACACCGATGGGACAGATGACTACGAGTATGTTATCTTTAGCCGCAACTTACGCAAACTAAACATCCCGCAGTATTTAGATAACACCAAACTGTATGGATACTTAACACTTGATGAAGATGTAGCCGCTTGCCAAAAGTGGATGGCTACATTACGATGAAGCCAAGAGCGTACTGGTACTGCAAACCTTGCGGTATCGGCTCAAGTAGTTGGTACGAGGAAGAAATACCCAAGTGGAACTGCCCACTTTGCGGTATCGAATGGCCAAACTACATACCAGAATACTTGCCATAGATTTGCCGCTTGCTAACCCCTTCCAGGCTTATAGCGGCAATGCAAAAGCCCGTCACCGAGATTTATCGGCGGCGGGCTTTTACTTTTGCGTCTTCCCCTAACGCAAACCTATTCTACATCAGGCACTTTTGCTGATGCAGCAGACAACGGCACTACACCGATTGTGCCTTTGTAATATCCATACGCGCCTTTAGGTAGAGTAAATGGTGCTGTAGGCGTATTGCATTCGCTGTATGGTGCTTTGCCATCAGCCTTGTAGAAGGACGGCCAAGTAAAGTCGGGTGCAATGCAATTGGTCTGCGCTGTAGTCAGTGCAATGTTGTAGCAGACTGGCGATACATGGTCGCAAATCTCACGCAACCATTGACGGCCATCTGGTGCAGTAATGTACTGATCAATGTGAGCATCTGCCAGCATCTCTGCTACTTCATGCATCACGACTGTGGCTACGCCAGGCGTGAAGCGTGCGGGGCTAAGTGTCTTACCAAGAAATACAAATGGCTTTGAGTATGTGCCAAGGTAACTGCGCTTACCATAAGCATCTGAGCGGATGTAGGCAAGTGGATTACCAAGATGATCTAACTCATGATAGCCAAGTGCAATGCTTGTCATGGCAGTATCAGGGAACTTATCCACAATCAACACATTCCAGTCACCATCCACAGGTGCAAGGCCGTACTGAACTGTATAGCCAGGCAAATTCCACGCCTGACAGACTTGCTGAACAAAGATTTTAACTGCCTGTGTAGTCAGAAATGTATCCTGACTTGCATTGGCCGATGTTGAGTCATTGACGATGTTGATTACTGGCATTGCTATCTCCTCTGATTATCCGTTGAATAAAATCCCGACGCATTAAACTGTACTGGTGGCGAAAAAAAGATTCTATCCATAAGGCCGTCGCAGTGCATTGGAGCGGACGATTCCGCATGAATTGATCGTTCGACGACTTCTTGTACACCGCATTTCCCGCATCTGTATTCATAACTAGGCATCCATCTCTACCTCTCGCTCAAATGGTGACTGTCCACCCAGGTGATTGTTCAAGCGGCGTAGCGCACCATCCACTTTGCGGTGGGCTGTTGTATCGCTAACCTGCAATTCTTCTGCAATCTGAGCAAAGGTCAACTGATGCTCAAACTTTAACTGCAATACATCTCTGTCCATCTCATCCAACTTAGCCATTGCACGACGAATATCTAACAACTGAATGACATAGTTGCCACCTTCAGCGGGATTACCAGAACCAGATACACGTTCACCATCATTAGGACGGTGTGTCTCAACTACATCAGACCAAACAAAGGGTAGCAACTCAGACAAAGTGATAGGTGAGTAGTACGCCTCATCTTCTAGCGCATAGCCTAGCGACTGCGCTTTACGCTTGCGGCAGTAACGGTCAGCATGACGAGATAGTGTCTTGCCCAATTGCTTAACGCCACCCTTGTACGCCTCTGGCTCTTGATCTGGGTCAAGCCAGGTACGAACCTTAGCCTCACGACGGATAACCCATACTAAGCATTCCTGACGCACATCAGATACGTCGAAATAAGTATGATACTTCCTATGCACAACGCGTGCTACCTGTGTGGCGACGGCTTCAGCCTCTGAGAACCAATCAGCCATAGATCGTCTCAGGTGCGTGTAGGTATTTCTGTTCTACTGCATAAACTGGCGCACGCATAGATGTGTTGTAATACTTAGCATCCTGTGCCTCGTAGCCATACATCCATCCGTGGATATTTGCAGTATAAAAAGTAGGCAAAGTTACCAGCAAATATTTGCGTGCTGGGTCATCTTTATCTGTAATGAGTAACTTACCCGTAGCATATGCAGTCGTGCGTACTTCAAACTCACCCACATCACCCATCTTACGCTCTGAAAATAGCGCAAATGGGTACTTATCCTGCCAACGAGCAATGGCAATCTCACCAAGACAGCCAGATATTTCACGTGCGACTTGTTCTACCCAAGTAGGTGCATGACCTTGTGACGCGTCATTACCTTTGGCTCTGTTGAAATTAAAGCGTGCTGTTGCTTCAATCGTAGCAAAAGACAAGTCTCCATGAGACATCTTAATTTCAATCATTCTTTGTATTCCATATTTTTCATTCTTTCCAAAGTATCTTGGAAAAAAACTTTTTGTTGCTCATTCATATTTTCAGGATATTTTAATTCAACCAATTGACCTATAACATCTTCAAGAATTTTAAGTCGAACTTCATATTTGGTATATCTACCCATTGTCTTGTTAGCATAAAATGCGTCGCTTAACTCAAATAATTTACGCCGTAAATCAAAAATTTCAGATTGATTTTTTTCTATTTGTTTTTTAAGTTGGGATTTTTTAATCACGATTTAGGCCATAACCCTCTCTCGACCATCAAGGCGATGACTGCATAATTAGCCATATCCTTGAACGAATCTTCGATAGACTCATGCTGTGGCTTTGAGCCACTGCTCAGTAGGTTTTTAAGACGCTCAAACTTGTCACCAATGCGTACCATCAGACCATTCATTGGCCCACCAAACGCGTTATTGATGTTACCTGGACCATAATCAGCCTGCTTAGTGATAAGTAAGTTGCCAATCTCGTCCATTACTGACCAGACGCCTGCCGCAAAGTCCTGACTTGAGGCAGTGCCACCGTGATAGTGTTGTTTAAATGATTGATATTTACAATCTGCATCCCTGCATTCGTCAACAGTCTTATCGCCAATTGTAAGTCTTGGTTCACTCATCTTCTCCCCCTGCATCATATTCTCCTGCGTAATAATAGTTTTTGTCATCTTTTAATTCATAACAGTGTATCATCTTTCTGCCGTCGTCCCTACGCTCAATCAATTCAATTGAGTCAAGTACCCACAAGATTGCTGGCACTTCGCCGCCATCTTTAGGGCCGTAGATAAACTGTGGCATTACTCTGTATCGTCTTCTGTTTCTCGCAAGATGTACTGCACAATCTCTGGGTTTGCTCTTAGCATGTCCAAGAAATGCCAGCCAACTATGTCGCATATTTCTTCTAGATCAAAGCGCTTGCGAACAGAGAACGGTGTTTCAAATATAACTGCATGTGTAATTTCATGTACAAATACCCGAATCAACTTATCTTCTGGTAGCCCTTCACGAAGATAAATCGTATTGGTGGCAGGATCTGTCAACCCAAAAGCATCCTGGTCATCAAGTTGGTATTTAATCCGATACTTAATGCCAGAGACTTTAAGGAATGTAGGCCGTTTCATTCAACATGCCTGCATACTATGCACAGTGCTGCTCCAGGTGTACCTGTCCAAACATGGTTGCCACGCCGACAGCGCCAATTACGCTGCCAACCTGTCCGTAAACCACGAAGAACCATAGGCTAATAGTACATCATTGACGTCTTCATTGTCTGGCAATTGCATGACAGTTGCCTTATCTAGATCTTCTTTGATCCTCTTGGCAAGTTCTTGACCAGGATTGCGCCCGTCTTCTTTGACATCATTATCTGCGAATATGTAAATATTCTTGTAACCTTCGAATAACTTTGGAAACCAGGGTTTCCATTGTGATACTCCCGCAACACCAACCGCTGGTATCCCGACGACGCCCGAAAGTACAATCGTATCAATTTCACCTTCGCAAATGGCAATCGAGTCAGAGTACTTGTGAAGATCAATAACGTTAAATAGCCCCACTTTTTGGCCAGTGGGATAAAGGTACTTCGGCGTGCCGCCATCTATAGTCCTAAACTTCATTCCCACGACGCCTGTAGGCGTCTGGTACGGGATGGATAGCCTTCCTGTGGAATGCTCATGGCCAGCACTAGGCTCGACTACGCTTCCAAGAAGGAACCGTTCCGCCACTTCCTTTGTTATTCCCCGCCCTGCGAGGTAAGACGCTGCCTGTGGTGTGAGATTGCGTGAATAACGCTCTGCTGCTTCCGTGAGCAAGTTCTTCTGCTCTGCGCTTAACATCTCTAAACTCCTTTAAGTTTTCCATGTGCGCTACTACATCGTAGACATCACCGAGGATTTGGCAAACTAAACAGTTGTAGCCTTGCGAGTCTAGGTTATAGGCTGCGCTGGCATGTGAATCATCGTGCATAATGCATTTGCAAGGTATCCAGCCATGACGGTTGAGGATCCGCACCCCGTAATGTTCTAGCACAGTGGCTAGATCAGGCTTACTCTCCACTGGTTACCTTGATCCATTGGTCTAGATCTTGAATAACCCAGGCATTCTCCATGCTACCCATGCGACGCTTAACTATCACATAGGCAGGTGGTGTGGCTTCTAACCCACGAGCCTTGGCGTAATTGGCTGCCTCAAGGGTAGCCTCACGCCAAAACTGCGGTAGGTCCATCTTGACAGTTGCTTTCAGTTCAAAGACGTATGGCTGTCCCGCAACCATACAGACTATATCCCCTTCATCATCCTTCCCAGCAAGGCGTAACCGCTCTGCTAGCAACCCTCTGGAGCGAAGAAACTTCAGTATGCCAGTCTCAAAGGCTGAACCTTTGCGCTTGCCATAGGTACTCATAGGCCAAGCATCTCAATAATGTCATGCGCCTCATGCTTGAGTAGATACTTCTTAGCCAGAGAATAATCTTCATATCGAATGGAAATGACCATCTGTTCTAGTTGTGCTGCTGCTGCTGCCATAAAATCACTACTCATTGCATATCCTTCCATGATGTTCCAATTGCCTGTGCTGCTCTGTCTGGGTATAGCGACATACGGCTTGCATCTGCCCACAGTGTGACATACTGCGAACCATCGGCGCTATTCTTTGCAAAGCGGTTCTTCACACATGCTACACGAAACTCACCTGTATATGAGACAAGTGCCACTGTAAGGATCATCTCTGGCAACTGTGCAATCTTTCCTTGGATAGCCTTACGTGCTGGTGGCGTATCAGGCCTTCCTTCATTCTCTGTTGTGTGGTGAAGCAACATTACTGCTGCATCAGTCTCACGGGCAATGTGGTGCATCGCTTTGGCTATCTCACGTAGCCCAGACCATTCGTCGTTATGAAGCGATACCACATTCATAGCGTTGTCCACGATAATCATATGTGGATACTCGCCATATGCTTCTGCGTAAGCACGGATTGAAAGGTCAATCTCGTCTAGCGTAGGGGATGGGCTAAAGTCAAACTGCAAATGTTTAATACTTTCCAACTCTGATCCATAAAAATCTTGACCAGCACCAGAAGCAAACGCTTCTTCTACAGTTGCAACCTTATGTCCAGTAACCATCGCCGCTGCACGGATTGCAGTCGTATACGCATCCGTATCTGCTGATATGTACAGCGTTGGCACCTTCATTTGTACGGCCATATACAGAGCCAACAATGACTTACCAGCGTTTGGCTGGCCTGCAATCATTGTCATCTGCCCCCGCCTGAACCTAATTCCCTCGTCGGCTAACGGTTGAAATAGGTCAGGCAATAGCGCGTAATCATTGGTACTTTTCGCTGCCGCTTGATGTAAGGACAGCATATTAAATTATCGAAGGAACTTAGGCTCGCATTGATCTGGCGTACCCTTCGGTGATGGGCAGAACCAACCCTTCCATTCCTTTGGCGCACCAGGCTTAGACTCACGCCAGACTAGCGCACCATGCTTGCAATGGCCTTCTGCAATTGCTGCAGGTGCTGCTGGTGTATGTGTGCCATGACTGACTACCTGTGCATTGAATGACTGTGCTACAAGACCAACGGCATTGCCTGCTCCTGATAGTGAACCAGCAGTTGCACCGATAAGTGTTGCTGTGTCTTGGATTGTTGCAAGTGATGCTTCCAACTCTGCTGAGTTGTCTGCATAGATGTTGATCAATGTTCCATCAGCCAACTTAAAGTTGACTTGGAACTTTGTTGTCTCTGCTGCCATTTTTTTCTCCTTAGTTTATTTCTGCTAGTGGGTCGTAAATCTGTGCTAATTGTCCGCCAACGACGTAACAATAATCTTTTACTCCGCATGTGCTACACGACATGCCGATGTTTGGCAAGAATATTTCTGCCTGCAAGCCACGCTCAAACTGAGCAAACATCTCAGTAAAGAGTGGGATGGTCCAACGATCCAACCCAGTTACCTTGTCAAAGTAACCTTTGCGGGCTGAATAGTAGTAACCAACTGTAGGTCGGATGCCAAAGGTCATCTCCATGCATGAGGCATACAAGCCCAATTGCATAGAACTATCTGGCGTAGCCTTACCTGTCTTAAAGTCAACAACTGCAAGTTCACCCGCTGGGGTAACTGCAATTAGATCAGCAAAGGCTTTGATAGGCACTTCACCGAAGTTGTTATTAAATTCAATTTCAATGCCAGGTATACCCTGTGGCGTTTGCCAAATCTCAAAGTGGCTTTCTTGCCAGACGTTGATAAAGTCGAAGAACATCTTCTTGCCGTTCTCGTCCCACCATACGCCGTTTTCTTTATCTGGATTGGCTTTGGTAGCCATGCCACCTTTACGCCACTCCTGTGGGTTTGTGCCAGACTTCTTCTCAACCTCAGCAACTTGGTTGTTGAAGGCTTCGCGCCAAATGTCATCCCACATTATTGAATTTCCTGTCCGAATACAACGGCTTGGGCCTTCTTCAGACCTACAATTGTAGCAGGATTAGTCTCAGCGTTAATCTCTTTCTGAATTAGATCAGATAGAGCCTTACGCATAAGCACTTCTGCCTCAACAAAAGCCTGCTCAAAGGCAGCCTTGGTAACCAATGCAGCGCGTTTCTTTCCCATTATTCACAATCCTCACATGTTGTATTGTCGTTATGCCAGCAATCGCTGTCCCAATCGTAAAGGTCATTGAGTCTTTCAGATGACCAGTTGTTAATCCAAAGCAGAAAACGCTCGTACATTATTGCTTCCATCCTGGCATTGGCGCAACTGCAAGCGAGTCACATGACGCACAACGCATGTCGAGGAAGTAAATACCCAACTCGCCGTCATCGTCAAACTTGCACTTGACGTTCCATAAGTCGCTGTCACATGGACAGATACGGATTGGACCGAGTGAACGGTAGTCGGCTTCTGCTCCTGGTGTTGCTCTAAGGTCTGCAATTTCTTTACTCATTTCAGAAAGGTATCTCCGTATCTTTTACTGGGCTATTTGTCTTAGCAAATTCATTGAGCAGAAACTTCTCTGCTGCTGCGTGAAACGCAGAACCACCGACAAACCACCATGCTGGGTCTGATGGTGCTTGCAAGCCACGTTCCAGTTGCCATGCTTTGCCGCAACGTAGCCATGAGGTAAATGAACTAAACGATCTGTGATTAATCTTTGTTTCTTTCATGGCTGAAATGTAACAGTGCCTATGAATGGCGTGTCAAATAGACACATCGGCGTGGCGTGAAATATTCGCCATTGAGTTGAATTTGCAATTGGGTTAAAGTTGTGACTATAATACGAGCGAAGCGAGTGCGGTTAAACCAGGGGCGCCTTATGGGCGCCTGGAACGAGCGGCGAAGCGGATAGCGAGTTAAGCCGTGATAGAATTAATTTATGGCGCAATGGGTACATCGTCTATCAGGTGTTGACCCGACGGCCCGTACAGGGCTGTGTAGCGAATGCGGAACTACACCCGTCAAGGTCATAAACCTTGCCGATGGCAGTCAATCGTTTCGATGTATGAAAAATTATAAGAAGTACAAAACGCCTTGGAAGAAGTTTAAAAAAGACAAGTGCGAGCATTGCGGCTTTGTGCCAACACATCCTTCACAATTGGATGTGGATCATATAGATGGCAACAATAAGAACAATGATCTAACTAATCTGATGACACTTTGTGCCAATTGCCATAGGCTAAAGACAGCAATTTATAAGGACTGGAACAATAAAGAAAAGCCCGCCCCACCGAGTTAACGGTAGGACGGGCTTAGTCTTGCTATTAAGTTTTACTTTGTTGTTGGTACTGGTGCTGCTGCTTCAGTTTTGAAGTGCTTATATGCTGCATCAGCGACTGGGCCTAGGACTGCAATTACTGCAGACCATGCGACAGTCTTAAGATGGTGGTTACCTGTTTGCCAGATGGCAATAGCAGATACCGCAAGTGCGATGACGTAATGTTCAACCGCTGCTTTTGATAACTTCATGTTTCTCCTTATGACTAACAGGCAAAGCCTGTGCCATAACTATACCATCTTGGCTTTTACAGCCTCTAGGTATGAAGCCCAGGGGAAGTTGGCTCCTGGATCTGTATGGCCGCCCGCAATCTTAAAGGCGGCTGTGATGTCATTATGTCCGCAGAAGCCTGTACCACCTGCCACGATTTGAGCGGGGGTAAGCCTGACTGCAGGTATTGAGTAGCGCTTGGCTATATCAGCCGCCAGAGAGGCGCTGAGAGCCAATTGAGCGGTGCTGTAGGGATTAGCCCAGATGGCTGCCGTCTGTGCGGCGTAGCCTGCATGCTCAAGGGAGATAGACTCTTGGTTCAATTGAAATTCATCCACAGCCCATGCTGTGTCTGCCTCATTGACTGACTGGACAATTGCCTTGTCGTCTATCATGTAGTGAGCAGATGCCTGTGGGGCAGATGATCCTGCAAACCACAGGGCTACTTGATTGGCACGGCCTTCAGACTGTGGCGTCTCCATTGTGTGGATGACGATCAGTTTAGGCGTCTTGCCGCCACGACCTTGCGTGTAATGCTTTGCTTGAATAAATGGATATGTCATTGCCAGATCAACCTTTCTGCTAAGTCTCCTGGGTTGCACAGGTCTGCCGATGGGCAGATTGGTACGCCTGCTTCTTCGTAGCATTCTGCTACTAGTTCAGAGCAGATGTAACCATCATGCTTGGCAAGATAGTCAATTACTTTCTTAGGAAAGATTTTGACGCCAATGGCACGGAATGCCAGCATGACAATAATGGCGAAATTGTATGGCCGTCCGACTGCGTTAAAGGCATGGCTAATAATCTTTGCTCGTGCGTCAGGGGATAGTTCTTCGTGCAAGTTCCATGCAATCTTTGGGTATTTGCTAACAGGGCTAACAGCAACGCCAGTAGGATTGGCTTCCACAACTTTGCCATCACCGATGTAAATAAACGCATGGTTCCAGCGGGATACCGTTCCTAGTCGAATCAATTTGCCGAATATGCCTTTGGTTGTTACTACGCCATAGTCTCCTGCGACGGGCTGGTAACTCACTTGTCACCTTTTAGCAAATCTTTAAGATGCTCAATCTCTTGCTTTTCTAGTTTAAGAATGTGGCGGATGATCATGGCATCGCGCTTGGTTTGCCCGATAAGGGCAATACCGATGATTAGTTCTACTGTTACAGCAAGCCATGAGGCAAGGTTCATCCAGAGGATGTAGTTATGCGTGTCATGGAACAACTCAGGTTGCGCCCACCAAACGAATGTCATGATGGACCAAGCAAGGACAAAGTACCAGTTGCGGATAAGGCCTTGAATCTTCCAGGAAATATTCTCGCTAAATGTTAATACATCGCCAGTGTCTGGGTGAATGTACTTTTTCTTAAACATTATGCTCCCTAATGTGCTGTTCGAACTTTCCGTCTAGCATGCTGACCTTTAGGTCTATGCCATGTTGTCTTTCGACTAATGTCTCGATCATAGGAATGATTTGCTTACGGATTGCATCGTTGAGTGAACCGCCAGAATTAGGTAGTACCTCGTGCTTGATGGTTCTAATATCGGCTGAGGATTGGCTTTCTATATCCTTAACAACGTTTTTAACGCCATGCTTAAACAAAAACCAAAACCCTGTTGCTACCGCACCGATGGTAAATACATCGTTGTAGAGGATGGTTGAAATATCTGTTTGATTCACTGCCATATCCTTTATGCGACGATGGTACGGAACTGGAGACTGATAACACCGCCGAAGCCATTAAAGCGACGATCTGGTGGTGCTTCTCGGCTAAACGAAATGCTTTCAATAACGCCACGGATAGTTTCGTTATTGGTAAAGTCTTGCAAGACGATTACATCGCCGTCAGACTCAACAGTCTCAAGGGCAAGTAGACGCTCCATAGCACGGCCGTCATAGCCAGTAACCATGTTGTAACGGTCTTCTTCAAAGTCATAGCAGAGCAATGGCATTGTGTAGATACGCTCACGTTGAACCGCTGGCAGGGCTTTGAGTTGATAGCCATTAAATGAATCTTCATCACCCACCTGTTGACCAGATGCTGAGTAGAAGGTGAACTTCAAGGCAAGTGATTCTTGCGGAGTAATATCTGCAGTTTGATCTAGGCCAGATATGTCTTGGGTAAAATCAAAGTTATTATCTACAGTGATAATATCGGTAGCGGTACCATCTGCAAGGATACTTGTCAATTTAATCTTGCCTTGGATTGGTAGCGTCTCACGTAATTTGACCAACTCGAAGTGCTTATCCTCAAGAGTAAGGTAACGGATCTGACCAGTCTGCAAGTAACCGCTGGAGACAAGATTGGTTGATTGCATATACATGCCTACGCCTGTAACACCAATAGCAAGCGCATTAGTAGCACCAACAGTGCATACCGCTGCGGCTTCAGCAATTGAAGGTACGCGTAGATGAGTAGCGTATGCTGCTTGGTTTGCTGAGATTTGACGGCTAATATCAATTTTAACTAGACCAGATGAGAAGGTACCATCGCCATTATCAATGTAATCAGTAACCGTGCAATAAGCAAAACGATCTTGGAAAGCAATTGACTTTACTGGATAACCATTAAGGATGGTAGCGCTAGCAGGATCATAGCCATTGGTAATTACGCTCAATGGTCCATAGGTAATGAAGCCAGAAGACACAAAACCTGATGTATCAATTTCGCCAATACGCACGCCTTTGTTTGTACCAAAGACCATGTACTTGCCAATGTATGCTCCAAGAGCATAGATAATCTCGCCCTTTGGCATATCCGCAGCAGTCAACGCACGAGTAAGAAGTGGCACTTGGCCAGCAGTATCAAGCGCAAGGCGAAATACTGTAGAAGAATCGCCAACAAAACCAGATACATAGATAGCGTTTGGTCCTTCGCAAATACCAGTCCACTGCCATTTTGCATCTGGGTGAGCGTAGATAGGTAGGTTTGTATTGCTTGAAAGTTGAGCGGTACCTGAAACGGTGCCTTCTGCTACATCTGAAGATGTGGTAGTGTAAGAAAAACGGGTTGCATCTGGAACTGCAGTAACAGTCCATGTTCCATTGTAAGCAGTGCCTACTCCTGATACGGCAACTGTTGAGCCGATGGAGAAGTTGTGAGCAGTGCCATCGGTTTTAAGAGTGGCAACAAGCGTTGTTAGTAAGGCATCTGTAATGTTATAAGAAATAACTTGTACTACTTCATACATGTAGTTATTAATGCCGAGGATAAGACGCTGTTTAACCCATGCGATTTTGGCTGTGGTAACTGTGCCAACTACAGATGGGTGGGTAAAAATGATTGTGCCGTTAGTTGCGCCAGTAAGTGGACCTTTGTAAACGCCTGTGGCGTTGACGGCGTAGTAATTAAGACCATCTTGAGTAATGCTAAGGATGGTGCCGCTTCCGCCCCAAGTAAGCGCTGCAGTAGATCCAGCAGCAGTAGTGCGATAAAGCGTGGAACCGTCAGACCAGATAACCACATCTATGCCATTGGCGTCATGTCCGCCAATCATAAGCGGAGCAGAACTGGCTGTATGGTTTAAGGTGACATCTGGGAGTAGCGTTACTCGGCCAATGTTAAATACATCTACGCCAGCAGATTTGGTAAAGCGATATTCAACTTCATCACCTTCAATTGGTTCTTCATAGCGGATGCCAGCGCCATAATGAAATGAGGACTGGCTACGAAGCCACCAACCTGTGAGCGTTTGCTCGCCTGGTTCTCGTTGTTGATCAATCTGTTGCTTGCGATACTGGGCAGTCTCACGCTTGTATGGATGGGCTGAATCAATGCCTAAGAAGAATGGCAGACCAGCAATTGCGCAGTCATAGTTATTGGAAGTATTGATATATGTGTTGCCAGCATTGGATGGTTGACCAATCGGATCAACGGGCCGTTCAGCGATATGTTGGAAGCCGTCAAGTGCCACATTTACTCCTTATGTTGTTTCCAATAAAAAACCCCGCCATTGCTGGCGGGGCAATTCCTGCTCGCCGCTGTAACGGCAAGTCAGATTCGTAATCCTCTGGAGAGAACAAGCCAGAGGAATGCTTATCTTACACTATATTAGTTTTTAGCGGCAGCCAATAGCGTGTCAATGTCGGTCTGTGTAAGACCAAGGGCCATTAACTTTGCGTTGGTTGCTGCAAGTGCTGCTTCATGTGCAGCCTGTGCATCAGCCTTAGCCTTGGCATCTGCTTCAGCCTGAGCAGCCATAGCAGCCTGTGCCGCTACTTCTTCTGGTGTCTGCTCACGCTCGGTTTGTACGCCTGTGGTGCAATCTACTTCGATTACTGTTGCCATTGTTATATTCCTTTGTTTAAGAGATGCGGTGCGTAGTTTGTTAAAATTTCTGTTGCCCATTTTACCAAATCATCAGGTCTTTGACCTGCTGGTTGTGCAACAAGCCATAACTCAAGATTTTCTATGCGATTATCTTTTGGATTGCCGTTGATATGATGGACATTTTCTCCAGGTCTTAAAGGACGACCTAAGTGCTGGCTCATAATTAAACGATGTTCAGGTATGGAACCTTTAGCATTTGCATTAGGATGACCATTGGCTTGAACAATTTTATATTTGCCGCGTTTTTTATCTCCTGATATAAGTTTGGTATTTGGATTGCCATAAAGAAAGTTACGGCGATAGTGCATGCCACACATCCCTTTGGCTAAATGTGGCTTAACACATTCGCCAATGGTGCAATGTGGATAAGTTGCGACTCTACCGCTTGGCATTAAATACCGCTTCTTAGTACGCCATAGAGTGAGAATTCTGAATATTGAACAAAGTTACCACTTCCGCAATAAATTGTTATTGACGAAATTGCTGATGTGCTTGACCATAAAGAACTGTTGAGAATCAACTGAACAGCCCCCGCTGAACTTGAATTATTTTCAGAAACCGAATCAGATAATAAAGATTTGTAATTATTTCCAGTGTAATTTGGAATATACAATTCTCCATTGTTGAAAGTATTTGCCGTTGCGCTTGCCCCAGAAGCCCAATATGGATATGTAATACTTGTTGAAGAATATCTGGTAGATGATGCAGTAGAACCATCGGCAAGTAGCCAAGTTTGGCTATATCCAGTTGCGCTTCCATTGAATTGCAAACCAACAGAAGTATATGTAGCGGACTGTGTACTTCGTGCGCTAGATTTTAATACTAAATCTGTATAAGTTTGTGGAATTGAAGAAAAAGTAACACTTCCCGCCCCACCCGAACCAACTGTAACCGTTTGCAACGGCTGTAAGAATACTGACATTTTATCTCCTTATGCCGTTAAGCGGTTGTTATGCCGTAGAGTTGGAAGGTGTTATAGGCGCTTGTTCCACCACTACCACCAAAGATTAGCAATGATTGAATCGCTGCGGTGTTAAGCCATAAGCCTGAATGAAAGTTTGCGTAACCGCTGCCGTTAGCATCATAACCGCCCATGCTGCGAACAGTTTTGTATTTATTGGTATTGGTGTAATCAAGAATATCTACAATGGCAACACTCATAATAGTTGAACTAATTCCAGAGCCAGGGCAGTATGCACAACTAATAAATGAACTGCTTGTTGCTGCAGATGCAAATGCGCTAGAGCCATCGCCGCCTAATCTGTGGTAAGCGTAATTGTTTCCAGAATCAGTTGTCGTTGTGCTGCTACCGACTCTAAGGGCAATATCGGCAGGGCTGGATGCTCCGCTATCGTGAACAAATGCACGCACTTGAAGATGCGTAAATGTTTGCGGGATGTTGGTAAATGAGGCAATGCTTGATGTTTGCGTACTTACTGTTGCAATTGGAAACATTGACATTTACTGTCCTACCGTTCTAATGCCGTAAAGGGTTGCTGTGCTACCGCTCGTGTACCCTACATATTGCGTAACATCAATTCTGTTAATAGCAGAAGTTGATCTATATAAACCAATTGTTTCTTCACTATAACCAGAACCATTTAAGTCACAAGCAGCACGGCTTAATATTGTTTTATAGGTTGATGTATTGGCATAATTTAGAATATGACAGATTATGCTTCCAAAAATTCCAGAAGTGGCGCTAGAAGCAGGTACGTCTCCAACAACAATAAAACTGTTTCCTGATGAATTTCTAGTAGAAGTTGCTGAAGAACCATCTCCTTGCAAAAAAGTCCAACTATTTATACCGCTTCCATCATTATTGAATCTAATTAAACAATTATCGCTTGTTAGTGAACGAGAACCTCTAGCATTGATGACGACCATTAAATCTTGATAACCAGATGGGATATTTGCAAATGTTGAAGTTGCAGCAAGATTTGAAATGTAAGCAATCGGCACAATAGCGCCGTGCATAGAACTGGCTGATGTAGAGGCTAATGAGATTGGCATTATGGCGTCACATCCCCACTGAGCAACCATGTGTTAGCCGCTGTTTGAATCAAGGTGGCAAATGAATTTTGCGCACGAAGTTTAAGTCCTGGTGTGTAGTTAATTGTTACGCCGCTACCAGCAGCGACAGTTACCTGTCCTGCTCCACCTTGAAAGAACTGCAAGATAGCGCCGATTGGGTAAGCCACCGATGAGTTAGGTGGAACAGTTGCTGTAATGGCAGATGAGTTAGATAGCGATACAACTACGTTGTAAGCATCTGACAGTACGAAAGTGTACGATGTACCTGTTTGAGCGTTAAACGCTACCGTTGGAAACGTGGCGCTATTAGTCAATAATGTAGAAGCCATTAAAGCGTTACTCCCGTCGCTGTAAATGAAACGTACCCGTTAGTAGAGTATACAGTAACTACGTCGCCAGAGGCTAAGGTCCAGCCTGGCGTTTCGCTCAAAGTCGAGTAACCAGGGATGGTGTAGTTGTAGTTAATGTAGTACGCAGATCCGCCAGACTTGGTAATGCTGACACGGATTGTGTCGTTAGCGGCGTTGGTATTGCAGGCGGTAAACGAACCTACAACGGAGCCATTGGTAGAACCTGTTACCAATGTGGATGACGAAGCAGCCGAAGGCGTAGCCTGTCCGAGAATTACATATGCGGTAGCCATTATGCGGTTAAGTCTCCAACCAGTAGGAACGTATTTGTTGCGATGCAGATGGCAGAGCCGAGGCTGTATTGCGCACGCAATTTAAGCCCAGGCGTTGAATAGATTGTTACTCCCGAACCAGCAGCAAAACTAACCTGACCTGCACCAAGTTGAACGAAGTTGACTTGCTGACCAGCGTTGTAGACGCTTGGTGGCAATGTCACCGTAATAACCGATGAGTTGTTTAAAGTAACGATATTGGCAGCATCTGCGATAACTGGTGTGTAGGTTGTGCCAGTCTGGGCGTTAAGGCCAGATGTAAGGGTTGGGGCAACGGCAAACACCGCTGAGCCAGAACCTGTCTCATCTGTTACCAAAGCCGCTAGGTTGGCTGAGTTAGGCGTACCGAGGAAGGTTGCTAAGGCACCTGTTACACCATGCGCACCAGCCGTTAAGGCTGTACCGTAGTGCGTCTGAGTATCGGTTAGATCCTGTGCCGAAATGACGTGGCGAATAACAGCACCAATGGCATGTGATTGCGCACTGGTACCGTTAAAACCTCTGGTAATTGTAAGGGTGGTGCCAGAAGCACCAGTCACCAATACAAGTTCTTCAGACGCTGCGTTGTAATCAACAGCCAGAACAAATGGATAAGTGCTTGGATAGCCTACTGGCGAAGCATTAAGAACTAGTGATGTGGCACCGCTAGACAATGCCGAACCAAGGGTATTGTCAACAGCAATAGCAGAGTAATATCGTGTCATTGGCTATCCTTTACGAAGTGTAATGCGTCCTAGGTGGGAACTGCGCTTCGAGACGACGAATCTCAATTTGCAGGCGTTGCTGGTATAGATTTTGGATAGCACGGCCGATGTTAACTGCTGAACCAATTGGGTTGTTTTGTCCCATTGCTCCTGCTTCTGCAGATAGTGCAGGTACACGACCAAAGTCTAAGTACATCGCTGTACGGTATGCGGCGCCAAGGACAATTACCTCACGGCAAGTATCTTCAAGGCCAGTCATAGAAAAGTCATCTGAGTCATATTGCAAGACAGTTGGCTTCTTGGTGTAAGTAACCATGATCTGACGGCCAGGGATAATGCCTTCACGGATAGAAATTGTCTTACCGCTGTTCCATACAATTGGGTTAGCGGTACGATCTACACGGTAATGGCGGATGGGTAGCCATTCCTTAGATGGGCCAATGGTCTGCCATGAAGCAGCCAGCACATCTACGCATTCATCTGGTAGCACATAAGTTGTTACCGCTGCTTGAAATGTAAAGAGTGTGTAGTAAACGCCAAACAAATCTGGATAGACAGCATCAATTGCTTGTTGGATGTTGCGGCGGATAACCGAGCGTGGGAACGAAGGAGTAATAGTTACTCGTGTACCAACGGTGTGAGTTGTGGCAATTGTATCTCTAAACCCTCTGCCATAGGCAGGGATAGTGGCTGTGTTAGTTGTACGGTCAAATGAATCAACCCAGATCAATTCATTATCAATCTCAACTAAACCACGAGTCAATACAGTGCCATCGGCTACTACGAAGGTTAGATCAGTAGCACCCATTGGTGAAGTAAGGAATGTAGCCTGATCCTGACGGTTGGTGTAACCTGTCAGCGATAGGGCTGTTTCGTCTATAAGGTCTGAGAAAAGTGTCATGAGGCTATCAAAGAGGCGGCTAATGCTTCGCCTAGTCCGTAAGTGCCAGCAAGCAGATTAAGAATGCCTGGCATGTCTGTACTATAGTTTTTAGCACCAAAACGCTGGTTGTAAAGATAGTTAAGCGCACCATCCAAGTCCAAAGGCGTAGGTGTGGCTGCCCATTTATTGGCAGCACCTTGTGCGTCAAGGGTTGGTACCCCATTGACAATTGTGCCAGCCAATCTGTTTAAACTGTATTGCAGAGTGGGTACAGTCATTATCTACCTTTCACTGAACTTGGATGTGCTACTACTTGCACTTCTTTGCCACCGATGATGATGGTCTTAGTTGTAACTTGGTTTGCTTCGCCAGTTATCTTTACTTGTTTGTTGGCCATGTGACGGTACCGCCCACGCCTTCGTAAGAACCTTCTGGTGTAGCAGTTGGCTTACCGTCTAACTTGCCAGTTGTTTTTGGCATGTTTTTATCGCATCCGCATGAAACGCACATATTATTTACCACCCTTTTTAGGCATTGCTACCTTCTTGAGATTTGGATTTGCCTTCTTGGCTGCTGGGGAAGCCTTGCGTGTAGCAGAGGCTAGGATTGCTCCAGCATTCTTCATTGGTACGCCTTCTTTTTTAGCAATTGACTTTTGCGCTGCTGCAAAGCCCATGCCCTTTTTTGCTGCTGCCATTAGATGACTCCCGATTCTTTCATTACCTTCGCCGATTGCTTGGTAATCTTTGCTGCCGCTGGCATTGTGCCAGCATCAAATGCGACGCCGATCTTGTCGCTTGCTTCCTTTGCTTCTGCTACAGCCTTCATGGTTGTACCTGCAGGTTGGATGCCTTGTGAGCGAGCATCTGCATAAGCATCTAGTTCAGCATTCCACTTTTTGGTTGACATACCTTTGTTACCAGCGGCATCACCTGTGGAAAGTTCTAGAGTCTTGGCCTTGCAACCAAAGCAATCATCTACATACTCTGTGTGGCTAGAGTGAGCAGATGGTACTTCGTCATATTTAGGAATTTCAGTAAATACTTCATCGCACTTGGTGCAACCATACTTGATAGGTACTGTGTCGTATGTGGCGTTTAAGCCCCAGTCAATTACCTTTGTTGTGTGCTGATGTGTCATTCTTCACCTGTCTAAAGAAGTTGAGGTTGCGTTGAATACGCTCTGTTTCTTCGCCATTGCCTTTAACGGCTTCTGTTGCAAAGACTATTGCTTCATCAATATGCTTGAGGTTGTAAGCAGAGATTGATGCAAGGTCATAGGACTTCCAGTCCCAGACTGCTGATTCGTAGCAGTAGTGGACGGAGCGAGGACGTTCCAAAGCGTTGATAGAAGCATCTAAGCACCTGGCCCAATCCTCACGACGATAAGCATCAATTGCTACGCCGTACCATGATTCACCTTCACGGGGAAGAAGTTGTACACCTTTGTCATACCAAGCGGTTGCTTGCTCATGCAAGCCCAGTTGGTGGCTAGCCTCACCTGCCCATCGGCAGACAGCGGCTTGTTCTACATCCCAACCATTGAGCGGGATTTGTTTCTCCGCTGAGTCAATGACTTTCTGCCATTGGTGGTGGAAGTAATATTCTCTTGTCATGTAAGTCCACATGCGAGGATCCTGCGGGTTTTCCTTAACAGCCATTTCCAATAAGGTTAGATATTGTCCTCTGGATTTGTCGTTGTCTGGAAGGTGTTGTATAACGGCATTGCGGATGTCACAATCTCGTGTGTTACCTTGCCCGTACCACAGTTGCACTTCGTGGCATGGATATTTCCAGTACCAACCAAACCTTGAGTGGAGCCTATCTCGTTCCCACTTCTGGCCAGTATCCATGCTGATCCAGCCAAGATGTGTACCTGGTAGCCACTTTTTGCGGACTTTCTTAAAGAACGTCGGTTCTGGAACTTCGTCCATATCCAAGATAACGCAGACATCGGCATCCTCTGGTACGAGTGATAAGGCTGTGTTGCGAGCCACATCAAAGCGGAATGGATCAAGATGGATCTGATAGACAGTAACGCCTAATGCTCGTAGCATGTCTTGGCTACCATCGGTAGATCCAGTGTCTACTACTACTCGATAGTCGGCATCTTTCGTTGCCTCAACCCATCGCAGTATGTGCTTAGATTCATTTTTGCATATGGAATAGGTTGCTATCTTGACCATAGCGCTATCCTATCACATGGCTCCAAGCCATAGCATATCTGGAAACGCTACTGCGTTAGAGCCTGTAGAACCAGTCTGTCCTGTTGAACCAGTAGCCCCAGTTTGTCCAGTCGAGCCAGTGCTGCCAGTAATTCCTGTTGGCCCTGTTGGTCCAGTTTGGCCAGTCGCTCCAGTAGATCCTGTTGCGCCTGTGGCACCCGCTGCTCCCGTCGGTCCAGTAATACCGATCAAACCTGCAATAGAAAAGTTCCAAATAGCAAATGTGCCAGAACCGCTGGTTGTATCAACCGTCATGACAAGGGTTGTGCTGCTTATGGAAGTGATAACACCTTCCATCCAGTTTGTTGGTGACACTGGGTAGATAGCGCGAATGCGCATACCGACAATAAATGCACCTTGATAAGAGCCTGCAAGGGTAAATGTTTGGGAACCTGTACCTATAGTTACAGAAGTAAGAGATGCTACTCCTGAGTATCCTGGGCCTGTTCCGCCCGTTGCTCCCGTTGATCCTGTAGGGCCTGTAGCACCAGTGGCGCCAGTATTGCCGATGGCACCAGTAGGACCAGTATTGCCAGTATTACCTGTCGCACCTGTTGCCCCCGTATTTCCCTGTGAACCTGTGTTACCAGTTGCTCCAGTATTACCTTGGCTACCTGTAGGACCTGTCACAGATGGCCCTGTAACACCGATAGCGCCTACGGCACCATCAAGGTTAACTGTCCATGAAGTAAATGTACCAGTGCCTACAGTCTTGGTGACATTAAGCGTCAGCACGCCTGTGCCAGAATTGTAAGAAACAACATCACCAATGAAATAAGCGGATGTTGAGTTGGCAACAATTGTAGATTGTTGAACCGAATACTGTAAACCAGTTCCAATAGTAACTGTTTGTGTGCCGCTTACTGGCAGGGTGATAGATGAGGTAGAAGAAGTTTGATACTTGTCACCAATTGGACCAGTTGGACCTGTAGAACCAGTTGGCCCTGTATTGCCCTGTGCGCCTGTAGAACCAGTGTTACCTGTTAGTCCAGTAGGTCCTGTTGGACCTGTTTGCCCTTGCGGACCAGTATTGCCAGTAGCGCCAGTAGGACCAGTGTTGCCAGTGCTGCCCGTATTACCCGTCGCACCAGTTACTCCAGTTGATCCTGTGGATCCAGTAGCCCCTGTGCCGCCAGTAATACCTGTTGGGCCAGTAGAACCTGTGGATCCTGTCGCTCCGATGGAACCAGTAGGTCCTGTGTTTCCTTGGCTTCCTGTAGAACCTGTAATGCCTGTTGAACCTGTGGATCCAGTAATGCTTGGTCCAGTTGCTCCTGTTGCACCAGATGCTCCTTGTATGCCTTGTGGGCCGACTGGTCCAAGTTCAATGACTTGTACTTCGTCAACCGCAATATTGTAAATATTAGTTGTGGTTGGGATAAGAACCGTTGAGATGCTATTGACTGTACTGGTCATTACTGTACCACGCTTGCTGTAACTGTAAATGCACCTGCAAGAATCTGATATACATTTCCAGCAGTATCAGTATAGTTGATTGCATAGGTATAGTTGCCAGGTGTTAGCGCATCTGTTTGAGCAGCGGTAAGGGTAAAGGTTACTTGGCCAAGGCCAGGGCTGATGACAGCACGGCCATTGGCTGTAGATAATTCTGTAATAAGATTGTTGCTCACATCGCGTACCTGCATATCTGCAGAGTAGCCTGTGAGGTTAACAGCAAGATTATTGATGTTCCAGATAGGAGCAAGTGTAAAGGTTGTACCGTTTATAACGGTAATGTTATATCTGCCTGGTGTCACTTTATCTCCTATGGGATTGTAGTTATGCTTGCGCCATAACCACCATTGACAAGAATGTTGTATTCGACTGGGCTAATGACATATTCATGTCCGCCTAAATAGCAGTAGTCTGCTGCTTGCGTTTCATCCACGCCTGGCGTACGTTCGCTAACAATTGCTGTGCCATAGACCAAGATTGTATTAGCGCGATTGATTCTATAACGCCAGAACAATCTGCTAAAACCCGCAGGTCCTTCTTGAACCGTTGGCGGTTTAAAAATGTAAGTCATGGCTACCTTTCAGAAGGGCGTTGCCGCCTAGCCCCACGTGCGGGGCTAGGACGACAACTACTCAATTATGAGTTGTGGATTGAAGAAGTTGACTCAAGACGAACAAGAGCCGCATCACGGTAACGGTTCCATCCGAGTACGCCGTACCATCCGATTGGACGGAAACGCATCAACTTATCAACAATTGGTCCGAAGATAACGTGTGGCTCTTCGGCAACTGCTTCTGCAAGTGCTTGCTTTCCTGCGACTAGTGTACGGAATACACGTACGCCACCTGTAGCGTTGACATATGAAGAAGTACCAAAAGTACCTGAAGAAGATCCAGAACCTGTACCGTCAGCAGCGTTGAACAAACGTGGAGACTCAACAAACATTGCGCCTTCGTATGTTCCGATTGTGCCTGGCCAGAATTCTGAAGCACCGTTCTCAGAATACTTATGGTCATCACGCCATCCGCCTGCGCCAGTTTCGGAGCGAAGGTCGTATGAAACTTCTGGGTGGATACCACACCAGTAGTATTCTCCCTGACGTGGGACAGCCTTGTTAGCACGCAACTTCGCAACAGCGGTACGAACCATTGCTGCTGAGATTACGTCTGTGCCAAGGATTGACTTCTGGGTTGTACCGTTGGTGTATGTACCAGCGTATGTTGAAACGATTGAACCGTTGACCTTAGCAATTGCGTTTGGTCCACCAACAAGAACGTTAAGAACTGTTGTGTCAAGTGAGTCAGCCATGTTAAAGGCGATGATATCTGCAATTGCAGGATCAACGTCTGAGAGTGAGAACAACTCCAACTTACGTGTAGCAAGTGAAGCGTTACCGTACTCATTCAGTGAGACGGTAACAGGTGTTGTGTTACCAAGGGCAACAGCATCTGGATCAACATCTTCTGAGAGTGGGCTTGTAACCTGTGATAGATCTGTGTAGATCTGGAATACAACTGAAGAACCAGGCATAGCCTGTTGTACTGGGCGCTTATCTGCGACATCGCGAATAAGAGGAACAGCACGGAGAGCAAATTCGACATATCGGTCATAGGCTGTTTGTACGAGTGATGTACCAAGGGAGCCAGACGATGTGTCTGTATATGCGTTACTCATTGTGTCACCTTCTTTCTATAAGGGTTTATGCTTTGGATGGGTTAATTACTACCGACGACGCTGGCTGATCTGACCCGTAAGGGCATTCAGTTCGTCAATTGACTTTGCACCATTGACTTTGGCCATAAGGTCTGCGTCACGAGATGGTGTAGATGCGTTTTGGGTAGCGGCATTGATGCGTTGATACGCTGCCGTATTTGCTGCCTGAGCGGCATCGGTAGGAGCAGATTCTGCATTGCTTGGAGCGAAGCCGAATACATCGGCATTCTCTGTAAGCCATGCGTCTACCTGCTCTGGCGTACTTACATCGCCAGGTATGAACTTGGCTACCTTGTCAGGCACGCCTTTATTTGCCAATACTTCCTTTACGGAACGAGTACGAAGATCTGATTGGATTGATGCGAGTTGATCAGCCAAATCTTTCTTCTCTTTCTCAGCACGCTTTAAAGCCTTGCGGAGATTTGCTGGGCCATCTGACTGAATCTCTGTATCTAGATCCATGTCGTCTTCATCATCGTTATATTGGTTTGCCATTTAGGCACTCCCTTTCGTTGTCGGATTGCGTAAGCCTCAACATTTCCCAGGGGAAGGAGTGTTGGCTCTTACTACCAGTCTTAATACGCGTCATCTATGCTGGTCTTTAGTGACGGATCTTATTTATTGTAGGCCGCTTGTATCTCTCATGCCTAGGCTGCCCGTGACAGCACCAGCAGATCCGCTAAAGGCGGATGTTTCTGCGGTTGTAAGACGGCCAAGTTGGGCTTGTGCTTGTGCAGCGCCAGTAAGGCCAAACTGGGTTGTTTGAAGTGCTGAACCGATATTGGCTGGGCCTGTGTAGCCTGTGCCATATCTAGCAGCAATTGCTTGTAACTCAGGTTGCTGTTGAGCAATTGTTTGAAAACTTTGTGCGGCTTGAGCCTGTGTAACACCCTGTGCTGCCAATTGCATCTGTAGCGCATTCTGATTTACTAATCCACCAGACTGAGTATTACCACCTGTATTACCAACAGTAATTGCTACACCAGCACGGGCTGCTTCTGCAGCGATTGTTGCTGCGTTATATTCCTGTTGTACAACTGGAGCAGATACTGCAGGGTCAAGAAGATGGGAAACAATTGTTGATTGGCTAAGACCAAATTGTGATTGCAATTGAGCAATAACTTCTGGGTCTTCATTCTGCACTGCAGATGTAGCGGCGTTTACTCGCTGTGATACTTCTGCTGGAGAAACATCTTGTCCCATAAGTTGGCCAAGGTAAGCAGTTGACTGCAATGGGCTACTTGCTGGAATACCAGCCATTGACATTACCTGCTTGTATGACTGCTCGTTGGCGATGTAAGTAGCAGGATCAAGTGGATTAAGACCAGCGGCAATGCGGGCTTGGTTACCGACAAAACGTGCTTGCCATGAGGAAACTAGGCTGGTTGCAGCGGCTAATTGTGTTGATGAAAGACCAAGACCTTGAATTGTTGCTTGAGGATTTGAAGAATCAAGAATATTGTAAATAGTTGTCGCGTCTAATCCATTTTGTAGCATTGCAGTTAAACCAGCGCCAATATCACCTGTAAGACCATAACCCTGAAGTACGGCAATTGCTTGGTTCATGGCGTTGGTAAGGGCTGCAGAAGGACCAGTTGAACCTGTGCTTCCTGTTGAACCAGTGTTAGCAGGACCAGTAGGGGCTATAACTGCAGGACCAGTTGCGCCAGTTCCATCTACATTTTGATTATATGATGCGTTTGCTACACCTGACCAATAACTTGAATCATAGTTTGAAGTAAGCGTACCTGATTTAGCGTTACTTGCCGCTGCTATACCTGCAAGATTTGATGTGTCTACAACTGTTGAACTGGCTGGTGTATTTGCT